ATAGAATCACTTCGTCGTAAAAAACTTATTGAGTTAGAAACAAGAAGTTTCCAAGGTCAAACTGGTAACTTCACTGGAAGAACTACTTCGTTTGCAAATTATTCAAGCGCTGGACAGATATAACTAGATTCCTGCACTGACCTATCGGCACAGAGCAGCGTATAAGACCGAGAGTACGAACCGATCAAAATCCCCCATTTTGATTGCGGCGTGCGACAACTACAAACAAAGGGAGAGGTTGCTATGAGCAACAACCGCGATAACTACTGGGATGAAAATGATGATGAGAATGATGACGATGTTACAATCGCATCTTTTGACTCTGATACAGACCTTGTAAAGAAACTACGCAAAGCCTTAAAGGTTGAGCAAAAGAGAAACAAGGATCTGGAGTCCTCTTTAGGAGAACTCACCAAGTCCCAAAGAGAGCGGGTTTTGAAGGATGTATTTGCATCCCGTGGCGTAAACCCAAAGGTTGCCACATTCATACCAAACGACTTAGATGCTTCTGAAGAAGCAATCTCTGGTTGGTTAGAGCAGAATGCTGATGTATTCGGTATTCAACTACAACCAAAGAAAGAGATAGATTCTAAGGATGTCGCATCTCTGCGACAAATGGATAATGTAACAACTGGGGCTTTATCCCCCGATAAGGCAGAAGACCTAGGAATTAAAATTCAAAGTGCTCAATCTGCTGATGAAATTCTAAACCTAATCTACGGTTCACAATCGTAGTAATTTCAAACTAACCGAAAGGATTTACCCAAGTGGCAAATCTATATACCTCAGCCGCCTTGCCTGCAGGGCAAGCAGGCACAGTGGTCGGTGCTAATCTTGTAACCCAGGCGTATGACCGTCTCGTAGAGTTCGCTCTTCGTTCCGTACCGTCATTCCGCGCTGTGGCTGATAAGAAGCCTGTATCACAAACACATGCTGGTTCAAGCGTGCTATTCCAGATCTATAGCGATCTTGCAGTAGCAACAACTGCTCTAACTGAGACAACTGATCCAGATGCAGTAGCAGTACCTGCTACAACAACCGTTGCTGTTACTCTAAACGAGTACGGTAACTCAATCATTTCAACTCGCAAGTTGGACCTATTCAGCCTTGCTGATGTAGAGCCAGCACTTGCTAATATCGTTGCATTCAACATGAATGATTCTCTAGATATAGTAGTTCGCGGCGTTCTTGCTAGCGCAACTCAAGTAATCCGTGAGATCGCAGGAGCAATTTCAACTGCTGCTGTAACTGGTGTATCTGCAACTGATACAATCAAGGCGAAAGATATCCGCTACGTAGTAGCGAAAATGCGTGCAGCAAACGTAGTTCCACGTCGTGGAAACCTATTTGCTTCATACATCCACCCAGAAGTTTCACACGATCTTCGTGCAGAAACTGGAACTGCTTCATGGCGTCAACCATCTGAGTACGTAAATCCAGCAGGAATTTACGCAGGCGAGATTGGAACTTTTGAAGGCGTTGCTTTCATTGAGTCTCCACGTCTACCTAACTCACAGGCTGGTGCAGGTTCAGGCACAACTCAAACTCGCGTCTACGACACATTTATCATGGGTCAACAGGCACTTGCTGAGGCTGTTGCTGAAGAGCCACACACAGTTATCGGTCCAGTTACAGACAAGTTAATGCGTCTACGTCCAATCGGATGGTACGGCGTACTCGGATGGTCTCTATACCGTCCAGAGTCACTCTGGCGCATTCAGACAGCATCGTCTGTCCGTCCTAACGCCTAGTTAGTTGATTGACTGTCAAGCAGGGCAGATAACTCGACCTATTGTTTTACATTAGGCACCCTGCTTGGCGGTGAGTTCACTACGAAAGGAAACAATGACTTCATATCGGTTGAATACGCCTTGGCGTTGGGAAACTTGGGGCGCTCAATACGGCACCTTTGATAAGTACTCTCGCCTTGCTGCTAGACGTATTACTGGTGGAACTCTGACTGGTCCTATCAATCCTTTCTTGACTGACATTCCCCGTGGTATCTCATTGCTTGTCAATGGTACAACTGTCACTGCAGTAGAAACTCCATACCAAGATGACATCGCTAATGCTGATGCCGCATATCTTGGTGGACACGAATACATTCTGACCGAAGCAGAAGCCCAAGTTCTTATTGACGCAGGCTATTCTGATTACCTAACACCACTACCATAATGACAAAGAATCCAAACTGTAGATCTGGGTGCAAGACCCAAGACCACGAATCTTATTCCGATTGTTTGCAAGCAGCAAACTTCGCATTTGCAGGGTGCTTCCCTACTCGGCAAGGCTGGGATAAAGATAAAGAAAAACGGGATAACAAAGAATTGGATTCCTACTACTCTGCTGTAAAGCAGGGAGTAGAGCCAATATCCACCAAACAAAAAGATATCGACGCAGCGCTCAGACTTTCCAACGAGGCTGGCAAAGCCTTCGATGGAAACAAACTCACCTTCAAGGAGTAACAATGCCAAAAGAAAAAGATCCTAATTTGCAGGACAACAAGTACAATCCTGCCCTACAACCTAACTGGTACAAGCCATATCCAGCAGACCAGAACGACAAGCCATTTATGTCATACGAAGACTTGCAACGCGGCGCTAATGGCGCATATCCAAAGGGACAGAAGTAATGTCAGCCAAGGGTGAAAAGTACAAGTCCAAGGCAGCCAAGGCTCGCCACGAAAAGATGGAAGGCGCTAAAGAGCGCAAAATGGAATACGGCAAGAAGTCCAAGAAGAAGGGCAAGAAATGAAGAAAGCAGCCAAGCAAGCGAAGGTCGCCAAAGTAATGCGTGAGTTCAAGGGTGGAATGTTGCACTCTGGCTCAAAGAAGGGACCAGTAGTCAAGTCCCGTAAGCAAGCCGTTGCTATCGCTCTTAGCGAAGCAGGTATGTCTAAGCCCAAAGCAAGTATGAAGAAAATGGGTAAGAAGAAGTAATGTCGTCGGGTAAGTTCAAACGCCACGACAAGTTCAACTCCGTCATCATCAAAGATGGAATGGTAGTTCGACTCAATAAGAATGGGACTGTTCGTGCTGTCCTTGGAAAGTACGGAGAATATGGCAAAGAAAAAAAGTGATCCGCGTTTGGCACGTGCTGGCGTTGCGGGCTTCAACAAACCCAAGCGTACGCCTTCTCACCCAACTAAGAGCCACGTCGTCGTTGCCAAAGAAGGAAGTCAAGTCAAGACAATCCGATTCGGACAGCAAGGCGTAACAGGCGATAAGAAGCCAACCGCTAGACAGAAATCTTTCAAGGCTCGTCACGCAAGCAACATTGCCAAAGGCAAGATGTCTGCAGCGTACTGGGCAGACAAGGTGAAATGGTGAAGAAGAAAGCATTTTGGGATACAAAGAACCCAAAGAAAACATCCAAGAAACTAACGCCTGCTCAAAAAAGTGCAGCAAAGAAACGCGCTAAAGCGGCAGGTCGTCCTTATCCAAATTTGGTGGATAACGCAGCAGTAGCAAAGAAAAAGAAGTAAGGAGAGATAAGTGGCACTAGGTGTAAATGGAACAACCCTCAACCAAGAGTTGAATCGTCTTGCCAATGGTGGCACTTATCGTCTCAATCCACAGATGGTGGATATGGCATTGGCTGCACGCCAATGGGCTGCAGCACGAGGCGTTACTACCCTACACACAGACACTGTAGGAGTGCTCAATGATATCGCTGGTCGTTCGGGTTCTGCTGACCTTCATCTCGATTTTAGCGGCGTATGTAATCTCCTCGCTGGGACTTCTGGCTTGGCTGCAGCGGCTGCTCTCAGAAAGATCTCATCCTGATGAGTGCTAAGTACAACTTAGTTTGCGATCAAGCAACCACATTCAATTTCCAGTTCCAAGTTCAGAACAACGTCAATGGAACTGCTACGCCTTGGAACCTTACTGGTTACACAGGAACGATGACTGTACGCCCATTCGTTGGTGCTAATACAACTACAGTCGTTGCATCTACCGCCAATGGCTATATGGTTTTTGATGCTCTCAATGGTCGTATCACAGTAACCATTCCAGCATCAGTAACAGCAGATATTTCTCCAAGCCGCTATTCATATGATTTAGTTTTGAACTCGGGCGGGACTGTAACCCGTCTTCTTGAAGGTAAGTTTGTCGTGACAGGAGCAGTGACTACGTGAGCACAATTATCGTAATTGAATCCATCACTCCTCAAGTCGCAGTAGAATTTTCAGCAGATCAAGGACCGCAAGGTGGTCAAGGTGTAACTGGTCCAACAGGCCCTACTGGCCCCGCAGGTGCGACAGGACCTACTGGCTCTACAGGAGCACAAGGTCCCACTGGCGCAACTGGTCCTACAGGAGCAACAGGAGCACAGGGTGTTACAGGAGTTACTGGGCCAGTTGGTGCGACGGGTGCTACAGGTCCCGTTGGCGCTAC